GAACTCCAATTGATGCATAAATGGGGCTGCTTTTCTTTAATTCAGAAACGCTATTTACCGCAGAAGTTTTTGTAAACAAGTCAGCCGTTAAAGAACCATCTGGTGCAGTTGTTTGATTTGCCGTAAGTGTACCTAAAGATTTTCCATAATAAGAATTATCAAACTCTTGCGAATACAACAAAAGATTCTCCCGCCCTTTCTCAATGTAATAATTTGGTCCCGCATCTACACGAGTAGCCGCAAGGTTTGAACCTCTTGAAAAGGTGAAGTCTCCATTTACTAAAACCTCTTTTATTGATACATTGTCTATTGAGCCATTAAAATCACTTGATGGGCTAATTTTAAAATTTGTAGAGGATGTACAAACACCCTCAAAAATATATACTCCAGCGCTTGTATATTCCGTGCCATTTGTAGAGCCTAAAACTACTTTGACACTTCCGCTGTCTACGCTGTTAACATCTATTTCTACTTTATAGGATTTTCCAATCGTTAATAAATTACTTCTTGAGACAGAATAATTTAATTCAGAACCAACAACGGCTCTTGTAACAAATCCATTTGCAATAGACCAAAATTGCCCTAAAGTCCACCAAGTGTTAGTAGAAAAATCCCCATTAGTAACTAACTCGCTACCATAAACGGGAACGGGTTTTACAGAGTAAGCAGTACCATCCTTTTGTGCTCCACCTCCTGCGAGGAACATAAGCGATGCATTGTCATAATAACTCATAATTAAGGATTTTCAGTTAAGTAGGTTAAATCTGTTTCAAGACAAGCCGTAGATTCAACCGTACCACCGTCAGCTTCTACTCTAATTACAAAGGCATCTATGATAGGCTGTACTGGCCCACAGTTTGCATACTGCTTGTAAATGATTCCCCAACCGACATCATTACAAGGGCCATCGCCCCACCAAGAGGAACTATATATTTCGTTTGCCATCCTTTGCTTTTTTTATTTTGCTGTCTTCAATCTTCTTTAAAAACAGCTTTAATTTCTTGATATTGTCTTTCTTCACTTTATACATTACAGAACCCATCCGTTAAAAGTAGCATCATATGACGGGTATATATCATCGTTTGCATTACTATTGTACTCAGGGAATAATGTTTGGTTAAAAGACATATAATCAATAAACCTTCTAGAGTACCATTCAGCGTTCGTTCTTGCCTTTTCTACTAGATAGTCTACTTCATCCTTTGAAACGGTGTCAGCGTTCTCTGAGCGGTGTTTAAACATACCACCGTTGCGTATCTGATAACTAGCAAAAGGTATATAGTCAACTTGACTGAACCATATAAGCATAGGCACAACGTAATCATCTAATAACAGTTTCCAACGTGCGTTAACAGGCAGGTCAATACCTGCGACAACAGCATTAGTCAAACCGCTGTAAAGTTTTGTACCCATATAATTCTGAATATGAATTTCTTGCGCCGTCTTTATGAAGAAAATGAACTTTTCAGTATCCACATTTCCGTCTAAAATAGAGTTGCGTACAAGGTCAGTCCTGTTTATAAATAATACTGTTGCCATATCTTAATATTTGAATCCCATTTTGTCCCAGTAGGCTTTTGTGTAGCCTCTGTATTTCATATCTGTCGGAGCAACTGGTACTAATTGCTCATTCACAGGAAATTTAAAACCCTTAGATTTTGCTTTTGTGGTTGTTACCTCTGATTTAACACCGTCTAAAGTCAACATATAAGTTTTTCTAAACCATTTGTGCTGACATCTTGCACCCCCTTTGTAAAGGTTATATGCGTTTAATTCTGATTCAGGTAGGTTTTTATCAACTACTTTATTTAACCAAATAGAATACGTTGCTGAACCGCCTATACCAAATCCTGCGTTTACAGGTTTGTTAGATAGCTTCTCTATGTCTTCCTTACGGTATATCTTTTTAGCTCCAACCATTGCAATACAAAACTTGCGTGAGTTGTTTACATTGGCTTTTAGAGGTGCGTATTGATACCTTACTAAGAACCTAGCAAGACCCTTCTGTTTTGTAACTCCGTCTTGTTCTGATTTATTTTTAGGATATGCTCGGCCAGTTGATACTAGATTTACAATCTTACTTAATAAGGAAACATTTGTGTCTTTTTCTGCGTTTAGTTCGCTTATTATTTTGTCACTTTTTTCTTCATTTTCATAATCAACTTCAGAAACATCTACTAATTCGTAGCTGTCCATAAGGTCTTCTTCGTCTTGACCTAACTCTAATAACTCAGCAGCTAATTCAGCTCCTATTTCATTAGATAAATCGAACTTACTATGGTCTTCGCAGGGCATATACCATACTTTACCGTCTTCTTCGTGTGTGTGATAGCCTTCACAACCTGCTAGTTTAGCTATTGCCTCAGCTTCTTCACGAGTTTCAAATGCTTGTTTTCCGTCAATTTCTTTCAAATCAACAGATGACATATTTTCTTTAATGTATCCGCAAATTTTAGGGGCAGATTCAGCTCCATATCTAGCAGTTTGTTCTTCTATACATTTGTCCCAAGGATATTTAGCAAGATTTACATTGCTAAACTCGTATCCTGTTTCCTCTTCTATGTCTTCACTTCCTTGAATGTCCTTATCAACATCAGTAAATTCTAATGGCTGTAAGGTCGTAAAGTATAGGTTTAAGGAGATATCGTTGTAAGCTAGTAGATTATCAAAGCAATCAATTAAAAGCTCCTGAAAAGGTCTAATAACGGTGTTGTCCATTAACAAAGAAGCGGTCTTAATTTCGTCAGCATTACTTGAAAAACCTGAAGACGTTCTAATACCTAATAAAAACGGTGATACAATTCTATGAGCAACCTGTATTTTAGATGTTGCTTCTTCTGATAAAAATTGATATTGGTTATGTGCATCACTTAATTGCACAGGGCTTATCTCTGCCTGACTTTCCTTGTTATCGTTAAAGGCTAGTATAAACTTACCTGCGTTACTAGTTCCTGAAAACTTCTGAGCAATTTTGCTTTCAATTAATTGACGTTCCTCTTGGTTTGGAGTTCCATTATTAAAATTGATTAACATACTGGGAGCTAGGCCATTAAGGATATTATTGAGGTGATAGTTTGAAACCTCTTCCTCTAGTTCAGCATATTGTAACCCCCCTTGATAATCAACAGGAGAGTAATAATAAAATCCTGACTTGTAGGGTTTAATATAATATATCTCAACATCTTCATTAGACATCCCATAAGCAGGTATTCTTAATGGGTTGTCACTTCTTGTGATGTTTGGCCAATCCTTAAAATAGTAATAAGCAGGTATATCACCGTCATCATCACATTTTGCAGCTCTTAAAGTCTCTATTGGCATATGCTCTAATTGAGCAATAGTCTTTCTGTCCTTAGAGTATATAACCTGAACAGCACATTGACCCATTAATTTAAGGTCATAACACAATTTTCTTACAACATCCTTTTTAAATAAGGAAACCATCTGAGCATACTCATTAGGCTTACGGCTTGAATCAGTAGCGTTTAAGCCCTTTCCGTATATTTGTGCGCTTATACCATTGATAGCAGCATTGTTTGTAGGAGAGCCGTTGTAACGGTCTATAAGATACTGGAAATAGTTATTGTCAGCACCGTATTCAATATAGTCCTCTCCTTTGACTTCTTTTATCTCAGGGCTTGTATATGTGCTTAGATTAACAAAGCCAAACTCTGACACCTTAGAAGCCTTTTTAAACTGCCCTTTGTCGTTTCTCAATTGTGTTTTTTTCATCGTACTGTATAGGTATTATTAAAACCATTGTAATGAATATATTGACCCTCGTTAAGTTTATAATGAGAGCTTTCATTTAACTGGTTCACGTCTTGGTCTGTGCAAAATATTCTATCCTTAAAAATATCTTGCTTATAGCCTGAAGCCGTTTCTGTGTATAAATGTATATCATAAAAATGATTCTTAACCAATACAGGGTTAAAGGCTTGGTTAAACTGTAAGTAATTCCCCACCGTTGTAGCCGCTGCAATAGTATAAGTTACCGTAATATTTGTACTGTCATCTCTGATAGACATTTTAAACGGTATACTGGTATACGTTCTAGGTATTACAGATAGTAATTGTGAGGCCGTTGAAGTGGTTAATATTATCATACACTTATATAACGTAAAAAAGAAGTGAATTTGTAGAATTGTTTAAGCAAAAAAAAAGCCCCCAATTAAGGAGGCTTCATTTTCTAACTTAAAAAGCTGATTAAGCAGGAGTAACCGCAGGAGGAGTACCCGCTGGGGTAGGGTCAATAGTTGCAGCATCAGCAGCAGGGGTAACGGCTAAGAACCAAGGCGCGTTTTGCTCCATACCTTCCATAGTAACTGTGAAACCACTAAGGTCACCGGCCGCAGCTCCTGTGACAATAGTTCCACCTGTAAGCTCCATTCCGTTTTCAAGACCACAAAGAAAACTGTTGCCATAGTAATCAACAACAATCATATTTGGTCTAGTAATAGCTAATTGGTAAAGTTCAGCATTAGTCTTAGCATCCAAAAATGGTAATGTAAGAGTTAATGTTTGAGTATAGAAAGTAGTACCGTTTTCTCTTGAACTGGTTACAGTTGTTTCTAGACTAGAATTACCTTTTACTGGATATGAAAACCACTCAGGCGTTCCGTTAGGAACAATAGTAGCCTCTCCTGTTGCAGCGGCAATTGTAATACTAGCAACTGCTCCAAAGTCAGCAAATAATACTTCTTTAATGCCACCAAAGGCGGACTTACAAGGGACACTCCGCCCCGATGTTAACGCACAAGCCATAATTTTATTTTTTTATAGGTTTAAAAAAAAAGGGGTGAGCGGATTAATACCACCCACCCCTTTCTAATGATTATTAATTAATTAAGCGTACTCAACCAAGTCAGAAGCGATTCCGAATTGAACACCACTTGTGAAACGCATTACCATTCTCACGTTGTTACTCGCATCCAAATCTTGCATATCTAAAACCTTCACCGCGTTGGTGTCGTTTAGTAACCCTGTACCGAAATACAAGTTACTACGTTGAGCAGCAAACATTGTGTTAGCAGACATCCCTGGGCAAACAAATAGTTTCACTCCGTTTACAGTAAGTGAACCATTGTTCCACCATTGAGTCCCCATATTAGAAACACCATTTGCACCTAAACCATTTGCGCCAAAACCACCAAGAGCTTGAACGTAGAATTTAGCTGCTGCCGAACCAACGTAAAGGAACAAATCTTCTTTACCGTAAAGTGAAGCTGGAATAGCATCTACAACCTTAGATAATTCAGTTACAATGTTTGCGGCAGTTAAACCACCTGCAATAGCTGCTACTTGTTGAGCTGCTGGAATATCTCCTGCTGCTGCTGAAGCTGCAATTAGTTTTTCAAAACCGTCAAAAGAGTTATTAGCTGCTGCGGCTGTGTCTCCCTGCCAAATACAGAACTCAGTATTTTGAGCTACTTCAGCGGCAACGTGAGCAATCATAAAGTCAGAGAATTTCGGGGGTAAAGATTGACCTAAACCGTAACCCATTGACTGAGCTTCCCAATCGTTTACGAAATCGTACTTACATAATTGTAGGTTGACTTGTAGCTCTACTGGTTGAATGATACGCTCAGTAAGAGTGATTGTACTTGTTGGTGTAAAGTCACAAGATGCAGGGCTTACCAAAGCGTTGGTTGCAAGTTTCTTGATTACTTCTTTAAATGCGATGTTAGCTTTAACAGTTAAACCACCGTCATCAATAGTAGATGCAGAAAGTAACGCTGCCGCGATGTACTCACCAGCAAATTCTCCTGCGTAGGTCGTGGTAATGTTTGTTGTAGTGGCTAGTGCCACGTTTCTTGAATTACTCATATTCGTTTGATTTATTTATTTAATTTATTTAATACTCTGTCTAGAGGTGTTGAAAAATTACCTTTTCCAAATTCCACCTTTTTCTTTGTTGTGCTTTTACCTTCAGGATTGTGCTTGATAGGTTTTGAAGCAGCAGAAGAAAATTCTTCTTTAACAGTTCTTGACTTTAAAGTTTTAGCTTCGTCACCCATTTCTTCTTTAGGAGACATCATAGCTTTTACTTCATCAATCATAGACTTCATTTCATTAACAGCAGAAGACAATTCTTCTTTTGTAGCATAGCCCATTTCCTCTTTAGATTCTTTAGGGGCTTCTTCTTCAAGGTCAGAAGTAATCTCTTCGCCTTCTTCAGTTTCTTTAGCAGGTACTTCATCTGATACCTCTCTAACGTCAGCAATCATACCTTCTTCAGATATAACTACTAATCTACCATCTTCAAGTAGGTATTCACCCACAGGCATAGCTACTTTTTCGTCATCTGTTACAATAAAGATTTCTTTATCTTTTTCAAATGATTCAGCACTTACAATAGTGCCATTTTCTAATTTCATCTCCTCAAGTCTTACCTCTATGTTTAGAAGTGATTTGATTTGACTTAGCATTTCAGTTGATTTCATATAATTATATAACGGGTTAATAATTCAATTTTGTATTTTCAGTTCTTAAATGGTTGTTAGTGCTGTTAAATCAGCATCTGATAGGGCGGTGTTAAAAATGAGGACTTGTTTTAGTTTTCCGTCAAATTTTGTTCCCGCTCCAAAAATGTTATAAAACTCAATAGTGCTTAAACCAACGGGTGTTGAGCCGCTTAAAACCTCATTCGCCTTTACTCCATTAATCCAAATAGAAAAGTTGTTTGTGCTATATCTTAAAGCAATTTTAAATGGTTGTGAAACATCTAAAGAATAAGCAAAACTTGTATCAAATTGAGATGTGCCCCCCGAAGAAGCTCTATATCTTATAGGGTTTAAACTTGTATTGTCTAAATAAATTTGTATAAAATTACTTGATGAATCATCACTAATAGATATAGCAGAGGTAGCATTTACATTTTCAACATCAAGAAACAAAACACCTTCGCTATCATTAAAGGTTGAAGAATTACCTGCATCTCCACAAACATCTTGCGCCCTTGTAACACTTGTACCATAGGTGGGAATTAGACTTGTGGCATAGGTCGCATTTTGCTCAAGTTGTAAGCCGTATAGATAAATAGGTTGAGAAGCATCGTTCCACTCTATATGTCCATATGCATTATTACCCCCTGCTCCAGAGTAATTAATTACAATAATATAACGCCTCCATCCATTGCTGTATTCTATTACTTCATATGAGTCTAATTCAGCACCTTGCGCAACTAAACTTCCTGTAGAAACATCAAATGTTGCGTTTTCCCCTCCATATAACCCACCAAACTTAAAATTTGCGTTAGAACTTGATTTAGCCCATATAGAGTAACATAGTTTGTCGCCTATGTTTACTCCTGATGCCATATTGTTATAAACTGAAGTACCAATCCCTATAACCTTTTGAGCACCATAATAACCTTCTAAATTAAGAAGTGATGTATCCCAACTAAAAGTAAGAGTATTGTTGTTCCAAGGTATAGATGCCAAATACTCACTATAAGGTACCAAATTAGTCCTGCTCGGTTCAAGTAAAAGCGACCCACATCCACCACCTGTAAAATCTATTCTCGGTTGGTTAGCTAATATACCCCCGACAGATGTTGTGG